GTAGCGCACATGTCCATGCAGATACATGGAAGCTAGATGATTTCATCTCACAGAACATTGAGCAAAGTACGCCTTATTTCTTTTACGTGGCTAAAGGGGAAAGCTGGCAAAACGTCCTGTTCAATAGTCAGTTTAATGTACAGGGTAATAGTACAGTTATTGTACGTTATGACAACCAGCTCATCCATCAGCAGAACTTAAGTGGTAAAGGCACATTAAGTTTCAACCTTCAACCATCCCAAAGCGGCTTCCACCGACTCGATATTAGTATTTTACAAAAGCCCTCTACTGAAGCGCAAAGCACTGAAAATATGTGCTTAGAATCTAGTAATCTCTATACGGCACTCACACAGGCAAGTCTGAGCTATCAACCACAGCGTGAAGCCCTACAGCTCAATCAGTTACCAGATGCATTGTTTAATAGCCAGCTCAACCGCGCAGAACCGATACAGGCGTTACTGCGCTTTGATACTACAAATTTCATGGAAGCTAGCATGATCGGCCGACTCACCACGGCTTGGAACTTTGCTACACCCATACAATGGAAACTGACTGCAAATACGGGGGTAGCACCCGACTTCATTATCAGTATTCAGCGTTCAACCAAATCACTACCGAATGCACAAATTAGTCTGAGTCAGGAAAACCAAACGCCCACTCTAAATATTGAATATGAGACAGAATCGCAATTGCTGATGGCTATCAATGCTCTACTCAACCGCCAATATCTAGAACAGCTCAATACCCCAACAGTATCATTAAATGGACCTGTTGCAAGACCGACATGGGCCAGTTTACGCAAATTCGAGAGCCTAGCGGATTTAGGTGTTACCGATTTTAAGCTCGATAATTCCCCTAAAAACCTTTCACTGATCTTTCCAGCTGTTTGGGAAGCAACTGATATTTTAAATGGGCAACTTAGTTTTCGTTCTCAAAGTGGACTATTACAGGGATCTACTTTACAAGTTTGGTTAAATGATGGTTTGGCGGGGAGCACCAGCCTAGCTAAGCTAGATTCAAGCCCAGTGGAACGTCAGTTTGACTTTATAAGTGCCGACTATCCGTATACCACTAGCTTTAACATGATGGTCAGCAATACCCAGTTAAATAACAATTACTGCCTCCCAAATGCAGGAAATGCCTTATGGATAGATACGAAAAAAACTAAGCTGAATCTACCGCATCAGATGAAAAAGGGTGTAATCACGCTTTCTAGCACGTTTAGCAGTACGCCTGAAATTGCTGTCAATACTCCAGCCGCGACCCCAATCGCTATTAGCTTGGCGCAAGTTGCCAAGAAAATGTTGTTGAGTAATGACCCCATCGGTTTAAATATCACGCCACTCACATTAAATGCCCCTAAAGCCATTAATATCCAGCTTGATGCTCAACGTTATCAATCCGAATTGCAAAAATATGGCCAAACTCTCTATTTACCGACCACAGAAAATGGTGGCCTGATTACAGTCAAAAATGGAAACTTCTGGATCTATAGTGATAATAACTTGGGAGCAGAAAATTTTGCACGATTCTGGCCCGAAATTCAGCAGAAAATACCCAACAACACCACAGCATTATTTATTTCTGCACAAGGGCAAATCACTGTTTTGAATCAAAACATGGTTGAAAAAGCAAAACCACCGATTATTGAGCAGATTTCTCTACAAACTATTGCTATTATCCTAGGTGTTCTGATTGTTTTAATTATTAGCCTACTCATCTGGCGCAGGAACCGTAAAGCGCATAAGAATAAAGAAGAATAAAGATGAAAAAATACCTCATTTTAGGTTTGTTTGTGCTCCTAGCTCTTCCCACTTTAGCTGTGACTAGCTCGGTATTGCTCATGACTCGAGCAGATGCACAATCTATTCCCCCTAAAATTGAAGGTATATTCTGGCAAGTCGATCAAATCAGCCACCCTTCTGGAAACTGGCATCTCTTGGGGATTGATACATTTGTAACCCAATGGAGTATTGTTGATGGACATTCCTTTTTTAAGGAAATTCCTACACAACAATGGGAGCATCAACCTAAATGGAGCTTAATTTCTGAACAACCTTGGGCAGAAAAGGTTATTTTAGGTTTAGCTGGAAATTATCAGGAACCAATAGCTCGTGAAAATATAGACCAGCTTTTTTTACAATCCCAGCAAATAATCCATACTAAGCTGCCTGTACAACCTGCTGGTTATTATTTCCCAGTAGAAGCAGATCCAAGCTGGCATGGGGTTGCCAATCTAGCACATCATGTTTCCAAGTTTAAACGCCCTGTCTGGATTAGTGTTTATAGCGCTGATCGCAAATCACCTTTTTTACACTATTGGTTAGAAAGCTGGCTGCCAGACAATGCTCAAGTTTTCTTTCAAGATGGTGTAGGAGTAGGTACGCGCAGTCCTGAAGAAGCTGCTCTCATTTATAAAAATCTTAAGAATGAGTTTGGTGAAAACCGAGTAGTGATTATCTTAGAGGCTTTTCGGCCTAAACCTGATGGGAGTTTTCGTGCAGCTTATCCCTGGGAAATTGCTAAGCAGCTGAGAGCTTATGCTGGGCAACGCATATATATTTTTGATGGGCCACATTATTTAGATAAAGCCAGTGTGTTCTGGCTTTATCTATGGATGAAGATCAATTACTAATTTATTCAGCTACTTTTAAGTCTTGTAGTATTTGCTCAAGGATACGTTCTGAAGCGTGCCCATCACCAAAAGGATTTTCTACTTCTGCATGCTGTTGGTAATAGGTAGGGTCATCCATCAATTGAGAAAACGCTTTGATAATTTTGGCTTTATCTGTACCTACCAGTATCCCACAACCTGCTTCAACCACTTCAGGCCGTTCGGTTACGTCCCGCAGAATAAGTACCGGCTTCTGATAAGTTGGACTTTCTTCTTGGATTCCACCCGAATCCGTCATAATAAAATGAGCCGCCTGCAAGATTGCGAGTAAGTCAGGATAATCCAAGGGTTTTAATAAATGGACTTGGGGATGCTTCGAAAACTCTTTATAGGCAATGTCATAAACCTGAGGATTAAGATGCACAGGCCAAGCGAAATGTAGCTCTGGATAACGCTGGCATAATTCATGAATCACTGCACAGATATTTTGAATACCCTCACCAAAGTTCTCGCGTCGATGCGCTGTCAACAAAACCAATTGATGCTGCCCGCTCAAATTCAGCCCCAATCTTTCTAATCTTTGTTGGGACTGCTGCGAAGAAGATTCTATCAACTCACGTGCATAATGAATGGCATCAACGACCGTATTTCCTGTAATAAAAATGTGCTGTTTGGAAATATTTTCTTGGTATAAATTTTCTGCAGAAAGTTGAGTTGGTGCAAAATGCCAGCGCGCCAAACGTGAAACCAACTGCCGGTTCCCTTCTTCTGGAAAAGGATGCATCAAATCAAAAGAACGTAATCCCGCTTCTACATGTGCCAAATGAATATTCAGATTAAAAGCCACCAGAGCACCAGCGAGTACGGTTGTCGTATCGCCTTGAACCACAATCACATCACATTTCGGCATTTCACGATAGACCTGATCGAGCTCGCTCAGCGCCTTACTTAATAAAATATTTAAACTTTTTCCAGGTTGCATAATTTGCAAATGATGATCAATTTCAATCTGAAAAAACTCAATTGCATCTTGCACCAACTCCAAATGCTGGCCTGTGAATACAACATTTACCTCAAAACGTGAATCTTGCCTAGCTTTTAAAATTACGGGAGCCAACTTAATTAGCTCAGGGCGTGTACCAAAAATAAAAGAAAGATAAATCGGCATCGTTAAAAGCTCCAGTAATAGGTCAGTTCAACTCGTGTATTATCAAAAGTTCTTTTCCCTGACACAGGTGCCCCATTGATATATTTGCCATACATCTGCTCGACACGTAATTTGATAGGAAAATTTTCAGGTTGCCAAGCAACTCCTGGCCCTAACTCAGCCAAATTGTTATAAAACTCGTTATTAGAGTCGTTAATAGTGTGTAATTTTAAATAGGCCTGTACATTACCGAAATGATCACGATTCATATTCCAACCTGTGCGTAAGCGCAAATCACCAATTACGTTATAATCTTCACGGGAATAGCTCGCAGCATTACCATATAGTTCAGCAAAATATTGATTTTGATTCTGCTTTGGTGTGTGCGTGGTTTCCGTATTGTGCCAATACCATTCCTGATAACCCGCTAGACCAAAGTTAATGCTTTCTCTGAATTTATCCCGATTTAAATCAATCAGGTCATAACTTCCCCCTACTTCCAAATATAAATAAATTGGCCATTCCCAAGGACGATAATTTGCTCCAACACCTAAAATAGCGGCATTCTGATCAATAATTTCAGGACGGGCTCCACCTGTTGAACGTGTATCACGGTTGACATTAGCAAAACCATAAACCTGCCCACGGTTTTCTTCCCCCCAATATCGACCATACCGTAGTTTTAGAGGTAAAATAGCGGTGTCGTAACGACCTTCAAAAGAAGGCGAAAAGTAAATATCTGAGAAACTTGTTTTAGGTGAACTTCTTTCAGCTCCACTCAAATTTTTTACTGCTTGTTGAGCTTTCTCAACAGTTTCTGGATTTGAAGAGTGTTGTAATCTTTTAAATATCTCTAAAGCTTCTGGGTCACGTTGAGCAGCATTTAACAAATAAGCTTTTTGTAGTAATAATTCTTCATCTTCTGGATTAAGCGTTAGAGCACGATCTATGTAAGTTAAAGCTTGGGAATTATTTTTTTTTCGTAGTTCTAAATATGCCCATGTTTTCCAAACTTTCGAATCTTGAGGAGTTTTCAAGCTTAATTTTTGTAAAATTTCATTCGCTTTTTCTAAGTCATTATTTTCTATTTGATAATATTCACTCCATAAGGCATATGCTTCAGGCGTAACTTCTACTTGAGCGTGTACAAAGGAACTCACAACTAACACGCAAGCACTTGAAACTATATGTAAATTTTTCATTCTAAATAGTAAAATTAGCGGTCTCTAGAACAATATATCAGCAATTTTTTTTTAAGTTTGAGATAGTTAATATTGGTTACCAAACTACATATATTCTTTATAAAAAAGAACTTTAACACCTGAAAATGAACTCTCAATTTATATCAGTTATCAAATAAGTTAGTTATAGTTTAACAATATAATTTCAATATGAAGAAGCCAGCATCGAAAACTTATCATACGACCAATTGGTCCTCTTATAACCGAGCATTAATAAATCGAGAAAATATCTCGATTTGGTTTGATCCTAGGACTCAATGGTATGCTCACCCACAAGGCAAACATGGACGAAATCAAACTTATTCTGACTCACCTATCCAATGCTGCTTAATGATTAAATCTCTTTTTAGATTGTTTTACGCATGGTCACTGGCTTTGTCCAAAGTCTGATTAAGCTTTGCGGATTAGATTGGATAGCGCCAGATTATTCCACACTGTGCAGAAGACAAAGGTATATTGATATTGCGATTGAGGCTATCAAAAAAGTAGTGATGGACTACCTTGCGCAATATATTGCTCATTGTCGACTCTACTGGTCTAAAGTTTCTAGGTGAATGGAAACGAAAGAAACATCAGCCTGAATATCGTCGCCAATGGCGTAAACTCCATATTGGTATAGATGCTAAAACCCTGCAAATACGAGCTGTTCAGCTCAAGACGAACAATGTGAGTGATTCACAGGTACTTAGTGATTTACTTGATCAGATTCCACTTGATGAGCAAATAGACTCTGTCTATACCGATGGAGCTTATGACACAAAAAGATGCCGTCAAGTCATTGCGGATCGACAAGCGCATGCGGTGATTCCACCCAGAAAAAATGCAAGACCTTGGAAAGATACAAAAGCACATTCTCAGGAGAGAAATGAATTACTTCGAACAGTTAAACGTTTAGGCAGGACACTATGGAAAAAATGGTCAGGCTATCATCGCCGAAGCTTGGTTGAAACCAAGATGCATTGCATCAAGTTATTAGGCGATAAACTCAGTGCCACGAATTTTGACAGCCAAGTCAACGAGATTCATGCACCTGTGGCAGTCTTAAATCAATTTACAATATTAGGCCGACCTCATACCCAAGTTTTCAATTAAATTTGAGTCGCTTAGGGGTATTTTATTTTTTAAATCTTTGTGCAACAAAGCCTCTAAAAAGCCATGCCTTCTTACCATCAGGCTTTACACGGAAATATAAGCCATCGCCGTCTAACTCCCGATATTCTTTTAATTCAGGTTCAAGGTTAGCAAGTACTGTATCTGACAAAGGACGACGTTTGATATCTGTTCTTTTCATGAGCTTGTACACCAGCGAGTTCAATAAATATTGCAATGTACATGACAGTGTACACGGCGTATGTACACTATAGCTAGTTATGTTTAGGTATGTTCAGGCAAGAAAAAAGGCTTGATCCCTTTAGAATCAAGCCTTTTTTCTACAATTTAAAACATATTTGGGTATGTTTTGTTAAGAATTTGGTGGAGGTGGCGGGAGGAAAACGTAGATTATAAATACATGTAATTTAAAAATATAAATATAATTAAAAGTGTTGTGTGTAACATCCGTGTCACCCTAAAAATATTTTCAGTTCAATTCCGTATTTATCTCCATAACTCAGTCCCATAAATATTAAGCAAAGTTGCATCAAGAGAATGTGTATAACACTCAGAATCTGGGAGAAAACTTTCTTCTTATAAAAGCTTGGCTCAAAAATTTAGGTCATAAAAAAAAGGGGTTACAAAAGTTACAGATTTCAAGAATAGCTATTAACTATATGTTTTTAATAATTAAATCTTCATTTTATAAAGGTAACATTTAGGTTACTTTTAAGTTACATGTAACCATTTAAAAAAGTTACAAATGTAACCTCATATCTATTTGTTTTTAATATGTTTATTAGATTTAACCCAATTCCTGTAACCTCATGTAACCCCATAAAGGTTACAACTTTTTCTTTTATTATTCATGCGCTTATATATTGTTTTTTATTGGCGTAACTTTTGTAACCCCATTTTTACTTCGACTTTTAAAATAGAAAAAGCTTTAAATAAAGTAATACGCATCTATACGCATCAAATTGCGTCACTGAGTAGCCATAGAATCGCCTTTAAGCCCTTTAAACCATAAGGGCTAGAGTTTCTATGCTGTTGCATCAAAAACGCGACATTTAGGAACCGCGCAGGCGGGAGAGGAGATTGCGTTTGGTCATGGGGCAAAGGTGAAATTCTTGGCTACAGTGTTTTTATAATTTGATGTTGGGTAAATCTAAGAAGATGCCCACTACCTACCATCGCAGTTGATCATAGTCTTCCAATACAGCAGGGATATACCATTCAAATTTCAGGCATAAAAAAAGCTGACCAATGATAGCCAGCTAAGATATAAACAATTGAATTAAAACATTATTACCACATTATTTTCGTGCGTTATTTGGTAAAATATGGATAACTATTCACATCACGTTTGTAGATAAAAGCTCGTACTGTTTGAACTTAATCACTTCATAGCCCAGTCTTTCATTGATCTGTTTCAATAGGTTCTGATAGTAAATAATCTCATTGTAGTAAAAGACTTTTGCGGCCTTTTCAACATCACCAAAGCCACCAGCATTTTGTGGTACCACACCTATCAATTGAGGTGGGATACGATGCCCTGCTAACTGGTCATCTCGACTGGCAATTTTAATATTATAAAACTCATCTTTAGCCGCGACCTCTGCCAGTGGGATGACATTCACCCCTTTTTCTTTTCCCCCTGGTGTATACAGCAATAAATTTTTAAAGTTCCCTGCTCCTTTTGAATTCTCTAGGGCATCCTCAAGTTCAGTGACATCTGCCTGAGTATGCATTGCATCTGTGATATGAAGAATGAATCCTGCATGTGCACCATTTTTATAATAACGTCGACGGAACAACGTCGCGGATTCATTGAGAAGAATCGCATTAATGCTACTCAGATAATTCGGGATGCCATATACCTCCTGCCCAATGTCTGATTCAAATAAGTGAATCATGTCTTGTGGCTGAAATACATGATTGTGGGTTTGATCATAATCCAATTGGTAATAACTGGATAAGTCCAAACCTCTCCGCATGTTTAAGGCAGGACGAGAACCAAGCCCAATAATCCCACCAAAGCGATTTCTTTTGATGTTCGCATAGCAATTTGCGAAGGTTAAAAGGTTCAGTGCCAAGGCATTGAAGTCATGCCGACTTAACAATGGATGAGGAATGAAATCACTGGTTAGGATGTTACGTTTCACAATCAAGGCACTGGTGTGATGACTGGTAGCTCTGAACAATTTAGCAGTGGCCAGCATGTCATAAGGCAATTCATACCAGTCCTGCCATTTCGGGCAATAACCATACTCAAACAAGGTATGGCCATCAAGAACGGGTTCAGGCTGGCCAAAGTTGCTACAGACGATAGATTTTTTACTTGGGGCTTCAATTGGAGCAGCTGCAGGTGAGCTGAATCGTTGTAAAGCTTTAGGGACTAAACTCTTTAAGTTCATGATTTGAATACTCGAATTCGGCTACGTTGTACGCCTTGTTGTGATGGATCAATAGTGTCGACAATTGGAGCGTTCTCTAATCCATTCATGATTGCCCAAGCCATATCACCATGACCGTTTTCTGCTGACCGGGTCGTGATCAATGTTTTGTTACCACCACCGCTTGTTAATGCTTTTTTGACTGAAAGGAATGCTTTGGCCACCGTGGTGAGACCAGCATCAAAATGTAAACGTCTTTTTTGAAACAACTCTTTCGCTCGAAGTCCCATGCGGATCTTGAGTTCGGGGTTATAGTTCAGACGGGTTAGTGCAGGGAAAAACTTAGCCACGTGCTCGGCTACGGCAATACCATTACCTGTGTTATCAATACCGATAAACGTGACGTTATAGCGCCCACAAACTTTTTTGATATACAGCGCTTGTTCTTGGGCACTTAAGCCTTTGAACTGTTTCACCTCTAAGATTCGATAGGGTTCAAGCGGAGTACGTGGTGGAGCAATCACGGCTAATGCTGCATTGTCCCCTGTAAAAGATGGGTCATAGCCTAACCAAACCTCTCCTTGATAATGCGGAGTCTCATTCGGCTTAAAGTCTTTCCATACTTGCCATGAATCCACCATATTTGGTGTGATGATTTTGAGAGGGAAATAAGAGCCCGAGTCATCGATAAATTCACAATCATATAAATTGGCATATTCTTCATCACCGTATCTTCGTAGTAATTTTTCACGGTTGAATAAATTACAGCCTTTGGCTTCAGCATCTGCAAGTGTGACAATTTGTCGAGTAATATCATCAGCACCTTTCACTGGCATTTTGAGTGCAGCTTTGCTGACATCGATTTCTATAGGCAATTTTCGATCGCCATCTGTGCCTGTCCAAAACTTATAGGCTTCATGCAAAATACTGGATGGCGTGGACATATAAATTTCTTTATATATCTCCTGCGATGCCATCGCACTGGCCACTTTCTTGAACTGTAAAAATTTACGAATCCAAAAGAATTCATCCATAATTACGTCGCCATGACGGCCTTGCGCAGTCAGTGCATTGGTTCCCAAATAGTAAACCGTCGCTTGCTTAACTGGACCGTTAATCACAATTGGATCACCAGTCAATTCAATGCCACAAACTTCAAGTACAAAGGCTTTAATGTATTCAATGAACTGGTAGGCCTGCGCCTTTGATGCCGACATGAAAATTTTATTCTTGCCAGTTTTGAGCAAGTCAATTAAAGCCCAAAGCGCAATAATATGGGTCGCACCAATCTGACGCGATTTAAGCAATATGAAGATGTCACTTTCCTCAATCGCCTGCATCCACTCTTGTTGATAAAGAAATAAGAAATCCTCAAAGGCTTGCTCGAGCAGCTTGAGATCATCATCGGTGAGCTGATTTTTAAGTTTTCGTTTTTTCGGTTTATCGTTACGGTTTTCTAGTTTTGGATTGAGATCGGATTGATTACCACCCTCACGATAGCGCTCTATTCTCGCCCAACGTTCAAACTGACTACCAATAAAATCCATTTCTTTGTAATTCGCATTGCTCTTACCATCCATGAAAGTCAAAGCCATATAGCGAACTTTTAGGCCTAAAGTCACATCATCAAATAAGTCCGCCTTTTCCCAACCGTCGCGCTGTTTCCAACTTTCAACGGTCGAGCGATTCTCCTCAAGTTGCTTTGAAATTTCAGATACAGACATCCCCATAGCAAACAGGATTCGTCCATGTTGCCGAGGATTTAATTGATCAAAAGTAATGGGTGAGGTCGTATTCATGTGCCTAATGTAGCCTTTCGACCACAAAAGCTATGAATCAAAAAATCCTGATTAAGGCTTATTCAGGATTGGACTAATTGCGAGCAAGTTTATTAGTCAGCAGACTGCATCTATCAGAAACATAGATGGAAATTTATATGGGACTTGCAGGTGAAGGACGTGTAGAAAAACGCTTTCGTGTAGCTCGTGAAGGTCAAACAGTCGATGGGCGAGAACTCACTGGACAAGAAATTCAGCAGATGGGTGCAAGTTACAGTCTGGAAAAATATGGCGCTCGAATCAACCTTGAGCATTTTTCAGGATGGTCACCAGAACCACCTTTCAATGCCTATGGCGACATCGTCAAAGTTGAAGCCGTACAAGAGGATGGCAAATGGGTGCTCTATAACACCCTTTCAGCGCTGCCGAACTTTGTGGCCATGAATAAAAAAGGTCAGAAAATTTATCCATCGATTGAATTCTATCGCAACTTTGCGGGGACAGGCATTGCCTATCAAGTCGGTCTTGGTTTGACGGATACCCCTGCTTCGCTTGGCACAGAACCCATTAAATTTTCAGCGAATCAATTTGCCTTATGCACTCAACCCAACGCGGAGATTTTTATGTCCCTGACAGCTTCAACTGATCAAGACAATTCAGTTCCAAATGATCCGAAAGGCCTACTCGAAAATATCAAAAGTTTGCTTTCAATGGGTCAACCGAAAGCCTCGGCTCAGCCTGATGAATTCCAAGCGGTAATGACTCAAGGTGTAGTGGCTGCTTTAAACGGTATTAAAGAGCTGAATGAAAAATTCAGCAAATTATCGGCCCCACCTGCTGCTGCACCCGTTCAACAATCCACTACGCCAGTTACTCCAGTTGAACAACCTGTGCCTGGTGCAAATACCGTACAAGACCAACTCACCCAAGCATTAGGACCGATTCTTCAGTCGCTTCAAGGTATGCAAACGCAGATTAATCAGCTCTCAACCACTGCTGTGAACCTGCCTCCCGCTGCAAGCGGTGGTGATACCGACCAAGTTGCATACTAATTCAATCATTTAGGAAATAATCAATTATGGCAGTCGTTCTCAGTCCAGTTGCACGGACAAAACTTTCCTCTTATATCGCAGACATTGCACGTGCCAATAATGTTGAAGATGCACGTCATACCTTTGCGGTTCAGCCCGTTCCTGAACAAAAAATTATTGCTGCTTATCAAGAGTCGGCAGACTTCTTAAAAATGATCAATGTTTTCCCTGTTGATAATGCCAAAGGGGAAAAAATCGGTTTACAAGTAGGTACAACCGTCGCAGGTACCACGGACACACGTGTCAAAGCGCGTACTCCTGTTCCAGTTGGAAATCTAGATTTACTGGATGAGTATGACTGTACCCAAACCAACTATGACGTGGCTTATTACTGGTCATTGTTAAATGCGTGGAAGCATCATCCTGACTTTAAATCAAAGCTGCAGGCAATGGTGATTAAAGCGATTGCATTGGACAAACTATGTATTGGTTTTAATGGTTTGTTTCGTGCGCCAACATCAGACCGCGTAGCCAATCCAATGTTGCAAGACGTGAAAAAAGGTTGGCTACAAAAAATTCGTGACCTTGCCCCTGAGCAACATTATGAAGGTAAGGACGATGGTACGGGCAAAATGGTCACTGCGATCGGTGCAACGCATGAGTTCAAAACTGTCGATGGCTTGGTGGAGTTTGCCGTTGAAGAATATATTGCTGAACAGCACCGTGAAAGTGGTCTGATTGCCATTTGTGGCCGTGGCATTTTGAGTGACAAATATCTACCTCTGTTAAATACCATTCAAGATCCAACCGAGCAGCTGGCTGCACGAACCATTTATGCCAACAAGCAACTCGGCACCTTGCCCGCTATGCACGTTCCGAAATTCCCTGCAAAAACGATTTTGATTACTACGCCTGATAACCTTTCGATCTACCTGCAGTCAGGCACCTTGAATCGTTCTATCGTCGAGCAACCAGAATGGGATCGCGCGGTTGACTTTCAATCTGTGAATGAAGACTTTGTGGTCGAAGACTACACGAAATGCGTCCTCATCGAAAACATTGAGGTAACAGCCTAATGTCAAATTCAATGCGTCAAGATCGTGAAAAAAAATTAGCTGAAAAGCGTTTGAGAATGGCACTCAGCGCTGATCCACGCTTGCTAAAAAAGCGAGTGGCAAAAGGATTAGAAGTTGATCCTGAAAAAGCTGCTGTTCAAGCGGATACAGACGCAACAACACCGACAGCTAATATTGAGCTTCGCTTATTCAATCATTTGAATCAGTTGAAAGACAATAAATCGGTTCAGGATAAAATCGAGCTCAAAAAGCAATGGTTACCTGAATATTTCGGCTATATCGACGGTTGCCTCGCTATTTCACCTTCGGATCAAAACACCACTTTGGTGACCTTAATGATTTGGGCAGTCGATGCGGGTCTATATGAATTAGCTGTCCGTATTGCTGAGTATGCTTTGTTAAATGACATGGTGATGCCTGAAGGACATAGCCGTGGAATTGCAGAATTTGTTACTGAGCAATGTGCTAGTGATTTTAATGACGATATTGACCTCGCCATTGAAAATGCGGAAGTGATTCAGCGAATCATTGATCTTGGTGTCGGAGAACAGATGGTCGATCAAGTTCGCGCCAAAATTTTCCGCTCATTAGGTGATGCTCTCAACGAAGCTCAACCAGTAGAAGCCCTAAACGCTTATAAAAATGCATTGCGACTCAACAGTAAAGTCGGCTGTAAAAAAGAAGTTACAGCACTAGAAAAACTGTTGAACAAGCAATCAACCGAGTCGTCTCCCGACGCCACTGTCGGCTCGCAGGCAGATTCAACGACTGTTTCGACAGCTGCTGAGTCTGATCCTGCGTCCACCGACTCTAAGCCTACGGAGTAAGGATCATGCTGCTAAATGAATCCGTTTCTGAACAGGTGGTGCAAAACCCTGAAGCTGACCGTCCAAACGTCAGTATCACAGACTTGCTCGCAACGGTTCGTTTAGACAAGTCCAAAGGTCAGGATCTGCTTGCTGAAAAAATCACACTGGCAATGGACATGATCAATGATCAAGTCCTGTTGCTAAAAATTGAGACTGAAGCGCAGATCCGCAAATACAAACGTGCTGTTTGCTATGAAGCAGCAGCAATGATTTGTGAAGACAATTTGGATTTTGATACCACTACGACAGGTCAATCGCGCGGTGAAAACCAACAGGCAAAAACGCAGTCATTGCGTCGAGTGGTCAATCACACGATCGCCGACTTAACCAATCAAAAACGCAATCGGATCAAACTGGTATGAATACGGTTTATGCCATCCAAGGGGACACGCTTGATTCGATTGCTACCCGTTATTTTCCGAATAACCCGGTTCAGGTTTTAGCAGACTTGATTGAATTAAATCCCGCACTTGAAAGCGTCATTTTGGTTGAGCACCAAGCTGTGGTTTTACCTGAAGCGATAACAACATCTACCACCCAAACACTTAAATTATGGGATTAAGTTATGTTAGAGCGCATAACAGCCCCGAAGGGGAAATCAATGAATGATCCGATTTCAATTAAAGGATTACCGTGGTTATTAAAAATTGCTGCTGCCATTTTAGGTGCGATTTTGGCACTGATTTTAAGTGGGGACATCGATACTGAAGGTCGAATTAAAATCACCGTAGGCGTGATTTTAAAATTCACCATCAGTGTGGCCATTAGTTTGTATGGTGGCTCAGCGTTTATTGAATATTACCAACTCACCTCTTACTCGCTGATGTCGCAAGGCTTTGTCATGCTGATTTTTGCGGTATTTGGCATGTTGATGATCGGCATTTGGTATCAATCTTTACAGTTATGGAAAGGCAAAACAGTCAGTGAAATTATCGCTGAAGTGAAAGCAGCCTTTTCAGCACTATTCAAATAAGGATCTCAAAATATGAGTCTTACTTTTGATACAGCATTCGATCGCTTGATTGGCCATGAAGGTAAATTTACTGAAGATCCCAAAGATCGCGGTAACTGGACAACAGGCGTGATTGGTAAAGGCCAATGTAAAGGGACTAAGTACGGCATTTCAGCCATGACTTATCCTGATTTAGACATCCGAAACTTAACCCTAGATCAAGCCAAAGCCATTTATAAGCGTGATTGGTGGGATCGCATTAATGCCGATGACCTTCATTCTGCAATTGTGTTTCAGGTTTGGGATTTTGCCGTCAATGCAGGCATGGGAACGGCTAAGCGTAAACTGCAAAAAGCGGTCAATGTGGCCGAAGATGGGATCATTGGTCCGATGACCATTAAAGCCATCAAAAAAGCAGATCTCAATGATGTTTTATTGAAATTCAATGCTGCAAAACTCAAGCACTACACCAGTTTGAGCACTTGGCAACGCTATGGCAAAGGCTGGACAAATCGCACCGCTGATCAGCTTCTTTATGCAGCATTGGACAATTAAAGTATGAAAGCTTTAATTCCCTTGAAATCATTTCTTGCAGAAAAATTGCCTGAAATGAGCCAAGACAAATGCCATTTACTCATCGTAAATGGCAACCAAGCTCAAGGCTATATGGAATATACAGTACGGATTTTATTATTGGATTATCGCGGTGATCCAATTGAAGTCCTGATGTTAGTGCGTCATTGGCTGCAGTCTAAAAACCTGCATTTGGATGCTGCAAAAAAGGACATTCAAATTTCGTTTAGCAGCGAAATTATTGATACCAATACCTTTGACCTTGAAATTGATTTTCCACAACGTGACAAAATTGTTTCGGGTGAAAATGGGTACCATGTTTGCCCCGAAATGGTCTGGAGTGATGACCAAGATAAATTTGTCCCAGTAGGAACTGAATAAGTGGATGCGATCGTTGGCTTAAACCATTGGCTTGACCAAATTGCCCTGCGTTTAGAACCAGGACAACGACGAGAGTTAATGCGTAGACTGGCTCAAGGTTTAAGAGTTCGGCATCGTGATCGAATCAAGCAGCAGCGCGATCCTGATGGCTATCGATTTATTCCACGCAAGCGCAATCAGATCGGTCGAATTAAGCGTCAAGGTGCGCTGTTTCAAAACATTGGAAAGCAGCTTAAAACGGAATATTCATCTGACCATGCAGCGGTTGGTTTTGGTGGACGTACTGCTTTTGTGGCCAAAGTTCACCAAGAGGGTGAAAATATTAAGCCGAATAAGTTTGCCAAGGCCACTCAATACCCGATTCGGAAATTGGTCGGTTTCAGTAAAGATGATGAAAATTGGATTCAATCAGAAATACAAAAATTCTTATTAATATGATCGAACTTAGATGTAAATGCGGAAAATTACTGGGTCGCATTGAAAAAATTACAGTAAAAATTGAAATCAAATGCCCTCGTTGTCGAGCGGTCAATCATTGGAACGCCTAGAGCGTCAGGTTAGATAGCCTAGAGCTACCAACGGAGATGACTTATGTCCCCGAAAACTAACCGAAGTACATTAACAAAACCAACATATAACGCTTCAGGTCGTTCATTTTCAGGTTGGTTAGGTGGTAAATCACAACTGGCACGTACCATCATTGATATGATGCCTGAGCATAAACATTATTGTGAAGTTTTCGGTGGTGCTGGATGGGTGCTCTTTAAAAAATCAGCATCAACACTGGAAACCATAAACGATGTGAATGGTGACCTGATCAACTTGTATCGTGTCTTTAAATATCATCCTGATGCACTCGAAAAAGAGTTTGAAACTCAATTAATTAGTCGAGAGGAATTTGAACGATTAAAAGCTGAAAATACTAAATCCTTAACAGATATTCAGCGCGCAGCGCGTTTCTATTATCTGTTGCGCACTTGTTTTGGTGCAAAGGCAACTGGGCAAAATTTCTTTTCTCATGCAGACCGTAAACCATTATTAAAATTAGGTGATGAACTTAAAGCAGTCCTTTCGGCCACTCATCAACGCCTTCAAAAGGTCAATATTGAGAACCGCAATTTTGATGTCATCATCAACAAAATGGATCGCCCTGATACTTTATTTTATTTAGATCCGCCTTATTACGACTGTGAAAATTACTACGGAGCGGATATTTTCAACCGTTCTGACTTTGAAACATTGCGGGATTTACTCAAAAACATTAAAGGTAAATTTATTCTGAGCCTAAATGATGTGCCTGCAGTCCGAGAACTTTTTGAGGGCTTTTACTTTCATACCAAACGAATACGCTGGTCATTGAACTGTAATTCTCAAGATGAAAATAATGGTAAGGAACTTATTATTACCAATTTTGAAATTCCTGAATAAGCGTTAATCAGGATACAGCTCCTCGCACTTTAAAACTAAATTGCCCATGATTTCGGTCATGGGCAATTTACGTTTATATGAGCATGAATAATCAACTTTTACGCCAGTTTCAGAATCTCGCTTGCATCGGTACAGTCATTGCCGTCGATGCATCTACATGGAAAATGCGCCTAAAAATTGATGAAAATGAAACGGATTGGATTCCCATTCCAACGATGGCTGCAGGCATCGTCAAAATTTGGCGATGCCCATCGTTAGGAGAGCAATTTTCCGTATCTGCACAAGGCGGTGAGCTCACCAGTGCAGTACCACAAATCAGCCTTTTTTCTGAAACATTCCCGCCTCCGAGTACAGATCCCAATGAAGTATTTGTACAAATCGGTGAGTATTTTTTTAAGGTCAATATCGCTTCAGGCGAAGCTGTTTTCAAACTGAGTAAATGCACTTTTGATGTGGCTGAAACAGTCTTTACTGGAACTGTTCATGCTGAAAAAGCTATTTCGTCAGATGTCGATGTCAAAGCTAAAACCATTAGTTTAGTTGGCCATAAACATCTCAGAGTACAAAGCGGAAATAGCATATCGGGAGAGCCACAACCATGAAAGGTATGTCTCGTCATACAGGCAGAGCGATTTCGGATGATGGCCAGCTCCCTGCTCATTTGCAGCAATCTTTGCATGATCTTTTAACCACCTTGATTGGTACACGTTTGTGCCGTCGAAATTATGGCTCACTGGTACCTGACCTGATTGACCAACCCTGCAATGACTTTACCAAACTTAAAATCATGAATGCTTCAGCAACAGCGGTCGTTCGTTTTGAACCGCGTATCAAAATTAAGCAAGTTCAAGTTTCAAGCACAGATCAAGCCAGTGCTTGGGACATTACCATCATTGGAAATTACATCAGCCAATACCGTGAACAAGCATTTTATCAAGCCTTTACTATTGGAGCTGCTGCATGAGTTCTCTCAATCGCGTCGATCTTTCGTCACTCCCTTTTCCAAACGTCCTTGAGCAGCTCGATTTTGAGGACGAACTTCAGCAGTGTAAAAATGATATTTTGGCGCGTGATCCTGAACTTGCCGAGGCACTTAATTTTGAAAGTGAACCGATTGTTAAGGTGCTCGAAACATTCGCCTATCGTCTTTTGCTTAAAACTGGCCAAATCAATGCTAAATCCAAAGCACTTATGTTGGCCTACGCAACAGGATCGGATTTAGACCATTTAGCTGCCAATCGTGGTGTATATAGACTAACGATTCATCCTGCACAGCCCAATGCAAATCCGCCTATTGAAGCAGTGATGGAGTCAGATGAATCTTTACGTCGTCGAACACATTTACAGCCTGAAAGCATGTCTGCTGGATCAGTTGGCGCATATCAGTTTTGGGGACTCAGTGCGCATGGTCATGTCAAAGATATCTCCGTCGAAACGCCACAAGAAGGTCTTGTCAACATTTGGGTTCAAAGCCATATTGATGAGAATGCACCTCAAGCCTTACTGGATACGGTAGACCAATCGCTTGATCCTGATACGCGTCGTCCGTTTACAGACGAAGTGCATGTCAAAGCTGCGACTTCTCAAGAGTGGCAATTGAACGCCACATTGGTGCTTTTCCCTGGTCCTGATTCTGCTGTGGTCAAAGCAGCTGCTGAATCGGATGTTCAAGCCTATATCGAAAAAATTTCTTCACTTGGCTATGACGTCGCACGTAGCGGTCTGTTCCATGCATTGCATCAAGGTGGGGTTCAAAACGTCATTCTGAATAGTCCCGCTGCAGATCTTATTTTGCCGAAGAATAAATATTCAAAATGCACAGGCGTAACAATCAATATTGTGGAGTTCCGCGATGTCTAAATTATTGCCTCCCAATGCAACTAAACTTGAAAAAAACATAGAGCAGCTTGGTGAAAAGATTTCCAACCTTCCAGTGCCTTTTGTCGATTTACATCGTATTGATCTTTGTCCTGTTGCTCATTTACCGTGGCTTGCATGGCAACACCGCGTCGAATATTGGTTACCTGAATGGAGTGAGCAAGAAAAGCGAAATGCGATCCAACAAAGCCAATCCTTTAATGCACAGCGCGGAACACGATCATCCATTAAAAGCCTGCTCGGTACCGTAGTCACGTTTTTCCAAATCAAAGCATGGTACGAATTTACCCCCAAGCACCAACCTTTTTCATTCGTGGTGATTATCGACCCACTCCACCTACTCAGTATTGATCAACTTTTACAAGTTCAAACCGCAATTGAGGCAACGAAATCAGCGCGGGATAACTATTCCATTTCTGCCCATGTTCAATCCGAAGGCTATCTATGGCTGGGTGGTGCATGTGTCACGGGTGAAATGGTTTATATGGAAGCAATCTAGGAAAACGTATGCCATCTAAATATTATTTGACCTTGACCACTTACGGCTCGGATCTCATTGCCCAAGCGCATGAGACTGCACCGCTTAATTTAAAAAACCTAGTGATTGGCGATGCCAATGGTGTCCCTTATGACCCATTGACTGCAATTGACCGTACACACTTGGTCAATCAAAAAGCCAGTGTTTTAATCCAGCACCTAGAAGTGATCGACGATGTTGTTCGTATACAAGCAACTGTCGGTGCAAATATTGGTGGTTTTAATATTCATGAAATTGGCCTTACGGATGAAACTGGCCAGTTGGTTTATATTGGCAATTATCACGGTGGCTATAAGTCTCTTTTTGAAGATGGTGCAGGTGGAGAACTGACCATATCCATTGATATTAAAGGCGTGGCCGCAAATCAAATCAATTTGAGTATCGACCCGAATATCAACACAGCTACCCAAGCATGGGTACAGCAAAAACTAAATGAAATGATGGATGCCATCAACCGTAAAGAAGATATCAAAGTGGGGGACTTATTTATCACCACCACACTATTTGCAGATTCTGATGAGGTACATGAACATAAAGGATTTGGAGTATGGCAAAAGTTTGGTGATGGCCATGCCCTGGTCTTACGATCGACATTAGATAATGAAAATGTCCCTGAGTGGATGTCCATAATCGGCAATACAGGTGGTGAGGCTGAGCATAAACTAACCCTTGCTGAAATGGTTAAACATAAACACAGTCAAAGTGATATTTATAATAAGTTTGTCGGTATGGCTGATGATGCATATAGTGCAAATAGCTTTGATCCTGTTGGTACAGAAGGTTTAACCGCTTCAGGTTTTGATAACGTCACCTTAAATAAAGAGATTCAAATTGGTTCACTTGGTGAAACTCAGCAAACGAAAATGACTGAAATAGAAGTTGGTGAGTCCAAAGCCCATAACAATATTCAGCCCTCCATTATTGTAGATGCTTGGTTACGCGTTAGCTAAACCTAAATTTATAAAATCCTGATTAAAGCTTATTCAGGATCGCCTTCATAGAAAAATCCTGCCCTTCAATTCATGATGATTTCAAAAGTAATTCAACTTTTATGGAGTCATCATGACAGAGTTTCACCACGGTATTACAGCGCGAGAATCCGCTGCTGGAAAAATTCCAATTCGCAATTCTGATACCAATATTATGGCGATGGTTGCCTATGCGGATGATGCAGATGAAGACGCATTTCCGCTCAATACTCCCGTACTGGTTACCTCGGTCAACCGTGTTTTACCCAAAGCCGGTGCAATGGGAAATTTACGAAAAAACCTAGAAATCATTAGCGTAATAACTTCTCCAACCTTAGTCGTGATTCGTATTGCTGATCCATATGCAGAGGGTGAATTTGATCAATCAGTCGTGATTGGTACTACCGCAGACAATGGCCAACGTACTGGCTTACAAGCCTTGCTCACCGTCAAATCACAATTAGGCATCACACCGAAGATTATTTGTGTTTCTGATACTGAAACCATCGATGTTGCAAACGCCTTAGGTGCAATCTGTAAAAAATTACGCGCTTATTCTTACATCACTCCGCGTGATGCTGATGGCGTGGTTTTTGAAGATCCTGAAGATGTGGTGAATTTCCGAAATATGTTGGCATTTCGAGAAATTGAATTGATCTGGCCTGAATGGACCAGTGGCAATGTACTGCTTGGGGAGGATACAAATACGGTCTTAAGTCCGACAAAGATTTATATTCAGCAAACAGATATTAATGACGGAAATTTGACCTACGACCTCTATATTCAAGGCAATAAAATCGAGAGTAACGAATTCGTCAACACAATTGGGCAAGCTGACTCCCGTGCCGTCTTTTTTGATCTCGTTAAAAAAATTGTAGCCAATTACATACCGCCTATTCGTGTTGTTGATGCTGGCGGTGGTATTGGGCACTTTCAAGCTGTAGCTAACTACGTGACTGGTGGAAACGGTTTATCAGCACATGGCCTCATTCGAATTGTCTTAAAACGTAACTCCCAACAAGAACAAGACATATTCCCTCTGTTTATTGACCAAGACACAGGCCTTCCACTCGCTAGTCCTGTGGAACTTGTTTCACTTGGCGAGTCTATGTTCCCAGGATTTTAATTATGGCTCTTAAATACGGACCAGGCATTTTAACCGCTGCCGTTGTTGCTGCAGCGCTACGTGCAGAAACTGACAAAAAAGTCGGTTGGCATAAATCGCTTTCAAATATTCCAGTCGTCGGTCCGACTGGCATTAGTCAGCCGATTACATGGGATCTTGAAGATCCCGACACCGATGCAGGCTATCTCAACAGCAAAGATATCACCACCATGATTTTGCATGATGGTGCTCGCTTTTGGGGTAACCGCAATTGTTCTGACGATCCACGCTTTGCTTTTGAAGTAGCGACCCGAACTGCACAGTTCTTGTTAGACACCATCATTAATGGCTGCTTTCCATTTGTCGACCAACCGCTTACACCCTTCTTGGCCAAAGACATTATTGATTCGATCAATGCCAAATTGACCGAGCATGTCAATGCCAAGCGCCTGCTTGGGGCTTCTGTTTGGTATGACCCTGCTGAAAATACTATTGAAAACTTATCGCAAGGTTTGATGTGGATTGACTACGACTACACCCCAGTTCCAACACTGGAAAACCTAGGTCTCAATCAACGCATTACCGACCGTTATTTGGTCAACTTTGATCAACTCATCAATAACGCGGCATAACGTATAGGAGCTGGATGCAATGCTTCCACGTACTTTGAAAAATTTTAATGTGTTCGTCGATACACATTCATGGGCAGGTGTCGCAGAAAGCGTCACCATTCCCAAAATCACCAAGAAAACTGAAGACTACCGTGGCGCAGGGATGATTGGTGATATCGCTTTGTCCTTTGGCTACGAAAAGCTTGAGGGCGAAGTGGTTTATGCAGGCTTTGATGTTAAGCAGTACCGCCAGTTAGGTGTCTGTGGCACTTCGGATCTGCCTGTTCGTTATGTCGGGATGTATGAGCGTCAAGACAATTGCACATCGCAAATTGTAGAAATTTATACCCGTGGCCAAGCGATTGAACTTGATCCTGGTGATTCCAAAAATGGCGAAAAGACTGAGATCAAAATGTCTTACAACTATACCTATTACCGCATGGAAGTGGATGGTGTAGTCGAAGTCGAACTGGACTTTATTAACGGTGTTGAGCGTTTCGGTGAAACGGATTTAGCACAAAGCATCAAAGAATTGCTTGGTCTATAAGACCAGGCATTCCCTCTCCCCATATTTTTAATGAGCACATGACATGACCCCTGAAGCACAACAACAAAACCAAGACACGATTCAAGACCCAAACCTCCGCACCATCATCTTTGATGAAGGCTTTAAACGCGGTGAGCAGACCATTACCGAAATCGTGATCCGTAAACCTAAAACCCGTGCCCTACGTGGACTGACATTGGTGAACGTGTTGCAACTCGATGTCGACACTTTGGCAAAACTGGCTCCACGTATTACCACACCGACCATGACTGAAAATGACGTGTATGAACTGGCACCTTCGGATCTCACCAAGTTATCAAAGGAAGTGATCGGTTTTTTTGTGAAGGCCGAGGACGAAGACTTCCAATAAGTACCGATGAAGTCATTGCAGATTTAGCCGTGGTGTTCCATTGGACACCCGACGTCTGTGATGACTATGAACTGGATGAATTGATGGATTGGCATGAACGTGCTCGAGCACGTTGGGAAACAGAGAGCAAATGAGTCAAATTAGCCTAAAAGCCATGTTAGAACTGGTGGACAAAGCCACTGCCCCACTTAAAGACATCATGGGTTCAAGTGAAAAGACCTCAGATGCCTTGCGTACCCAACGTGAAGAATTAAAGAAATTGAGCAAGTCTCAATCTGATATTACCTCTTTCCGTCGTTTATCCAGTGCACTTAAAGGTACAAAAAAAGACTTAGAATCGGCACAGCAGACCGTTGCTCAACTTGCCCAAGAACATGCCAATGTTGCCAAACCGACTCGGGCAATGACCAAAGAATTTGAGAAAGCCAAACAAACGGTTAAAGATTTAAAACAGGCAGAGCAAGATCAGCTTTGGCAATTGCAAATGCTTCGTACAGGCTTAAATCAAGCAGGTATCAGTACCAAATCCCTGAGTCGTGATGAACGTGACTTAAAGGCCAAAGTGGATACAGCGACCCAAGCTTTACAGCGTAAAAAAACTCAAATCGATAAACAGGTTGCAAGTCAAAAACGGCTCAACGATCTCGTTCGGCAACATAAAAATGCACAGGACTTGATTGGCAAAGTCTCTGATACTGGAGTACGTGCAGGTGCAGCAGCTGCAGTCGGTGCGGGTGCTTTAGGTGTCCCAATCAAAGCTTTTGCTGAAGCAGAAGATGCAGCGACAACTTTGAAAGTCTCCATGATGCAATCGAATGGCCAAGTGGCCAAAGAATTTACAGCCATCAACGAACTGGCCAATAAGTTAGGCACACAGCTTCCTGGTACAACAGCAGACTTCCAATTAATGATGGCGAAGCTCGTTCAGCAAGGTATCAGCTATAAAGCCATTCTTGGCGGTGTAGGTCAGGCTGCGGGCTATTTGGCCGTACAACTGAAAATGCCTTTTGAAGATGCTGCTGAGTTTGCAGCAAAAATGCAGGATGCCACCAAAACCTCAGAAAAAGACATGCTCAGTTTAATGGATACGATTCAGCGATCGTATTACTTGGGTGTCGATTCCACCAATATGCTGCAAGGTTTTTCCAAACTATCAGCAGGAATGAAAACCATCAAAGCCGAGGGCTTAAAAGGCGCTCAGGCGATGGCTCCCCTCTTGGTCATGGCAGATCAAGCAGCAATGGCAGGTGAATCTGCAGGTAACGCCTACAGTAAGATTTTTGCATCGATGATGGACAGTAAAGGCATTAAAAACGCCTTGAAAGGTTCAGGTATGGCCATGAACTTTACCAATGGTAAAGGTGAATTCGGTGGACTAGACAATATGTTCAAGCAGCTTGAAAAGCTCAAAGGCCTTTCAACCGAAGCACGTTTACCGATCTTGTCTGATATGTTCGGCAATGATGCAGAAACTATCCAAGCCTTGAACCTCCTCATCGACAAAGGCAAAGCGGGCTATAACGAAACCTTAGCAAAAATGAATGCTCAAGCCGACTTACAGACACGTGTTAATGAGCAGCTCGGTACGTTAAAAAATCTATGGGATGCAGCTTCAGGAACTTTCACCAGTGCTATGACGAACTTCGGTGCTGCGATCGCACCTGAGCTAAAACAAGTCGTCACTGGTTTAACCGATATGACTGAAAAACTGGGAGCCTGGTCTAAAGAAAATCCTCAATTATCGAATGCCATCATGAAGACCATTGCCATTATTGTGATTCTGCTCGCTGCGTTTAGTGCGCTATCGCTTGCACTGGTAACCATACTCGGCCCAATGGCTTTACTTCGTCTGACGTTTGGCGTACTGGGAGTCAAAGGCTTCGGTCTGATTAATATCATCAAGCTGATTGGCTCGGCCTTTATGTGGCTCGGTAAAGGCATCTTTTTTGTCGGTCGCTTAATGATGGCCAACCCTTTATTTTTAGCGATCGGACTTTTGGCCACGGCAGCCTATTTAATTTATCGCAATTGGGGCTCAGTCAAACAATTCTTTGCGGACATTTGGAATTCGATTGGTACGTCGGGCATGACGACCACACAAAAAATTGTTTTATTTTTTCAGCTTGCCCTTCAAAAAATTACCACCTTCATTTTGAACTGGTCTCCGATTGGACTGTTTTATCGCGCCTTTGCTGCGGTGATGAATTACTTTGGGGTGCAATTGCCAAGTACATTTACAGGCTTTGGCCAAATGCTAATGCAAGGACTGGCCAACGGGATCAGTAACGGCATTGCGGGTGTGATCGGTAGGGCAAAAGCTGCTGCAGCTCAAGTCACCAATACAGTAAAAGGTGCTTTTGGCATCCACTCTCCTTCCCGTGTTTTTACACAATTGGGAGCATACAACATGCAAGGTTTGGCGAACGGGATCTCAAACAATAGCCATCTGGCCAGCAATGCAATCGGCACAGCAAGTCAGGATATGTTGGGCTTTTTTGATACCAGTGCTTTTAGTTTTGACCAACGTCCATCTATTTCAGCCAGTACCAAAAATGTCTCTGCAACAGCAGCTCCAGTGCAGCAAATTTTTAATATTTATGCTGCACCGGGTATGGATGAAAATGCATTAGCACAATTGGTGGCAATGGAAGTGGCCAAGGCGCAGCGCATGCAACAACCAAGCAATGTCCGCAGCTATAGCGACAACGATTAAGGGAGACAATCATGTTGATGAGTTTAGGACAATTCATTTTTCAAACCAGTACTTTGGCCTTTCAAGAGATCCAACGCCAACGCTCATGGAGCTATGCCGAAAATGCCGTGGCCAATGGACGTGCGAAAAAGCAGTTCACTGGTGCAGGTTCAGACGCGGTGACAATGCCTGGTCTCATTTATGAAGAATATGGCTTCGGTACACGCTTTGCGCTGGATGAATTGGCAAGCATGGCCGACACAGGACAAGGCTATGTGTTGATGGATGGTTCAGGTTATTTATACGGTGTCTTTGTCATCGACAGCATCGACGAAACCAAATCCATTTTGATGGACAACGGTGTCCCGCGTAAGGTTGATTACATCCTTAAGCTGAGCCGTGTTGATGATGAACGCATTGAAATGCAATCCGCCCCACAGCAAGAAGGTTCAGCATGATTAAAACACCTGTATGTCTGATTAGTGCTGACAATAAACCGTTAAATGAGCTTATTTCTAAGCGAATTTTAAGCGTCACCGTGACAGATAATCGCGCCAATGAAGCAGATGAATTGAGTATCGTGCTCGATGACCATGACGGTGCATTACAACTGCCGAAACGTGGTGTACGTCTGAATTGTCTGATGGGTTTTAAAGGTGAAGGCTTACACGATAAAGGCGACTTTATTGTCGATGAGACTGAATGGTCGGGTACGCCCGATCAAATCACCATTAAGGCATCCAGTGCCAATTTTAAAAGCAATATCAAAGAAGCGAAGTCTAAGTCATACCACCGCAAAACTTTTGGGGCAATTGCGAGTGAAATTGCTCAAAACCATAAACTGACGCTGGTTATGACAGCAGCTCTCAAGGCGATTGCTTTAAGCCATATTGACCAAACCAATGAGTCGGATCTCAACCTACTGCAACGGCTGGCCAAACAAAATGGTGCGGAAATGGCGGTGAAGAAAGATCGACTTTTAATTTTCACTGCAGGCAGTGCCAAAACAGCCTCAGGTAAAGATTTACCGACGATCACCTTGAACAGGAACAGTGGTGACCAATTCCGTTACAGTGAACAGGATCGTGAGTCTGACCATACTGGTGTATCAGCCAGTTATCAGGACACAGGCAAAGCCAAACGTGAAAAGGTGGTCAATGGGGATAAAGGCAAGGTTAAACACTTAAAAGGGACGTTTGCGAACAAAGCTGAAGCGGAACGTGCCAGTGCTGCGAAGATGGCTGAAATTAAGCGCCAAATGGCGAAATTCAGTATCAATTTAGCTTATGGGCTACCTGAGATCAGTACTGAGTCTCCAATCAAGCTACAGGGCTTTAAGGCTGAGGTAAATAAGCTGAGGTGGATTGTTGAAAAAGCGATTCACAATTATTCAAAAAGTGGCGGCTTAACAACTCAATTAAATTTAGAGGCAAACATTTGATGCTGAAATTTTTAGTGTGTATCTCAATCTCAGTCTTCCTTACAGCCTGCAACGCTCATAATATTAATACCAATGTGCGCGTAAGTATCTGCCTGCAATGTGTCCAAGAATAGTTAATTTAGGATTACAAAAAAACCTCAAAATGAGGTTTTTTTGTATTTCAATTTACGCTACATGAATTTTAGGATTACTACTTAACAAGCTATTAAAAAAGCGAGTTGCATCATCCTTTAATGATTCATTAATTGCAGGCCATTCCTTGATTTCATGAAAGAATGTAAAATTAGCAGAAATTAACTCTTTTATATGATGTAGAGCTTCAGGGTTCTTATCTAACAAAGAGTTTGCACAAATCAAAATTCTTTTATTTTCACTATGCTTAGCAATAACATTTTCCAATTCTTTTTTATCAGAAATATCAAGTTTGTTATACTTCAACTTTTTCGCAGTTAGTTCATTAATTATAACAATACCCTTTTCACTTGTAGAGAATCTCTCAATTTTCAACTTATTATCTGCAATAAAATCAAGTACACCATCATAGTCTCTTGACAGTAAGTGCAAGTAAATTAGAGTTATAGACTCATCATTTTCAATATCAATTAACTTTTGATATTTTTTGAAAAATCCTAATGCTTCTGAATAGTTTGATTTAGATTTCTCAATTATATGCATGCAATACAATAAATCTGGTTCGCTTAGTCTGCTCTTATTTTTACTAATATAAACTTCGAGCTTCTTACTAATACTTTCATCTTTAATCCATGTAAATCTATCAAAAACTCTATTAACATAACTAAAACTTTCAGACATTGACAAAACCACATCTAAGATTTTATTTAATAAATTTATATCATTCTTTTTAGATATAACATATTTAGCCAACTCAAGCATAAAGAATAGATTTCCAACTTTTACATTATCACCTAAATATGAAGAAAAATAATCATCTATCTCAAAATCATTTATAACATTCCAATTTTCAGCATCCTTAATTTCATCTTTTGTAAAAACGCTAAGCTCATTAAACATAAATGCAATTAAATTAACTACTTCTTTATGCTTATCCTTTGATAATTTAGATTTTATTTCTTCCACTTCTTGCAAGAATTTTTTAACAGGTATCAAATCTTTTTTATAAAGAACATAATCTCTTTTAATTTTTATGTATTCTGAACTAAATTTATTAATATTACTAACACAATCAATTAACTTAATAAAATCACTTTCTATTCTCTCTACCTTTTCAACCTTATTCTTTGCAACCTTTTCACTTTTAACAACTTTATTCTTCTTTATTTTCAAGAAGTCAAACTTCAAGTTATAAGCTTCATTATCTACACTTGGATCAAGCTTTAAACTTTCATCAATCAACAGTTCACAATCATCAAAATTAATTGACAAATCACTTTCATAATCTTTGTGATGTTTTATGAACATATTAATAATAGCATTTTTAACAACAGAACTATAATTAATTTTGCAATTCACCTCACACAAATAAGAGACTTTTTCTTTAATGTCCGTAAAAAAATTTAATTTCCATAAATAATATTTAATATTAAACTCATCATTTTCAATAAGTTCATCAATCATTTTAAATGCTTTATCTTTATTATTCTGAATTTTATAAATACGAACTTTAAGCTTATTATAGTTCTCTACAAGCTCCTCATCTGTTTCATCCTTAATCTTTTCATTAATCAACATTAATGCTGTTTGAGATTCATTCTTTTTAATAAGCGCCTCGATCGATAACAATGATTTAAGCTGCTCAGAAGATAGGTTCTGTGTATTATTTTCATTAAGCTGTCTAATCAAATCAGATATATCTTGATTGTTTTTAGCTGCTGATATTTCCTCAATAAAATCAGATATCCATGGGTTCTTTATTGCAGAATCATTATAATCCGAGACAAATTTATTTATACAACTCTCTCTTTTATTTTCAGATAGATTATCAATCAAGCTTGGCTTAACATTTGCAACACTACAAAATTCTGTAAATAATTCATCAAATCCATCTATTTGGACGCAGTATACTTTATCTTTCCATAAGATCTTTCTCACCTCATGACTAATTTCATCTTCTGCCCTAAAACACCAATATAAACCATTTTTTAAATAGTCCTCTTGCTGAAGTAGATAGTTTAAGACATCTAAAATTGATCTATCTTGACCAGAGTAACCAACAACAATTAATCCATTATCCTTTGTAAACTCAATAAACTTCTGTTTAATATTTTGTTCGAGGGATTCAGTTTCCTTTATAGTATTTTTGATATCATCAAAAAGATAGTCACCATGCAACTTGATTATTTTTGGTCTTTTAGCTACTACTGAAATACTACTTACTGCTGAATCATGCGCACAAAGAATTGGTCGAGTATTTGAAAACTGATAAAATGCCTCGTTAATTAAATCATCAAAATTTGTAGTAAATATTGTATTAAAATAATTATTATTTATTAATGTAATTAAAAATAAATATCCTATTGATGGTAAATGGTTATCAACTAAATCCTCTACAAAACGACGACGCTGTACGGGCAAATCAAATTTTCTTTCAAAAAGAGAGGAATACTCATTTTGTGGGTTGTACCAAACACCATGCTTTTTAATTAAATAGTCAATTGCTCGTTCTCTTGCTCTTTCTTCACGTTCTTCTAAACCATACATATCTAAGTCAGAATAATAATCTAAACCGTCTTTTTCATATGTTTCCTTCCGCCATTCATTTACTAGATTTCCACCAGTTTTTATACCTGATGCAACTGATGCGCCAGCACCCAAAAAAATACTATAGTTAGGATGTGATGGTGCAGTTTTACCGACATAATCAACCAAATCTTTTACTTTTCGAACTTTGTTCTGTAGCTCACCCTCAATAAGATCTTTAAATTTTATAGTTGGCATAGTTTTTCTCATAAAAATTATTTATTTAAATATGATATAAGAACACTAAAGAAAAGCAACTTAACAAAGTTGAAGATTCGACTAAAGAAATAGATAGAAGACAATAAAAAAGCTCTCCCTTGGAGAGCTCTAAGTTTACCTTAGTCTTAATCTTTCTTTGGTGGCAGACTGTCTTTAACTTTGATCAATTCAGCACTAGCTTTAACAAGTTCAGTACCAACACTTATTTGGTCTTGAACTAGATTTCCCAACTTATCATTCACGGATCTATCTAAATCTTGGCCAAAATATTTGAGTGCTAACTCTTCTCTTAATCTATTAGTAACCGCATGGTCTAACCCAGCCACGTAATCTGGGAAAGCCTCCAGTTCCAACTTAGTTTGGTGTGCCTGATCTTTTAAAGAGCGATAATAGTTTGATAATTTTAAAAAATACGTACTTAATGTGATACCAACAAATAGAATAGCTATCTTAAAAAAAATAAATTTTAAGAGTGAGTAATCATGAAGTACAGGTACAGATATCTTTAATGAATCTAAATAAGCATTCTGATTATGAGTAGGCACCGTGGAAGTAAGACTACTCCATAAGTTTTCTAAGTTTGCCAAAATAGTGAAGTTTGGGTCATAACCTAAAGTTATCAATATAGAAAAAATCAGAACGCCAACAAACCATCTTCGGTAAACAGTCTCTTTGTCCCCATGCTTCTTATTTGCACTCTCATATATCGTTTGGGCTTTTTTGTTTTGTTCAGTATTTTGATAGCGAGTTAGCTCTTTTCTTAGCTCAGGCAATTGATTCACTTCTGTTCTTAAACGATCAATTTCAGAAGTTGAACTCTTCTGTATTCTAATTTTTTCAATAAGTTCAACATTCAAATACTCGAAATATTGACAAGCTTTATAGATACTATTTAGATACTCTCCTAAATACGCGCATTCATTAATTGTAAGTTCACCTTCTAATGCGGAGCTAATTAGCCTGCTGTCGATAAGGACTGTATTTAAATAATTAATCCACTCTACAGAATTAATATTTTTAGTGATCGCTGACCTTAGTATATAATCAATGAAATCGAGAACATTATAATTAAAGTGTGAAGAATCCATCTTTGAAATAGATATACGTAAAGACTGAAGGATAAATTTAGAATCATCTATTATAGGCTGTATCTTTTTTTCTATTGTATTCATATATAAAACTCACATTGATCCTATTTCTTTACTTCAATATTTTTAACCAACTCAGTACTTGCCTTAATCAGCTCAGTGCCTGAAGCTAGCTGATCCTTCATCAAGTCACCAATCTTATCATTTTGTGTTTGATCAAGTTCTTTACCGAAGTACTTTAATGCCAACTCTTTAATTAACTCATGCTTATCTTCATCTTTCAAAGATCGAACGTGAATTGGAAATGCATTGATTTCTACATGTGTTTGATACGCTTGCTCTTTTAATTTTTTAGCATGTGAAGATCTTCTTAGAAATAAAGTACAGAAAGTTAAAGCAACGGTTGCGATAAGAACTTTAGTTGTAATAAACATAATCCAAAAATTTCTATTAGTTTTATAGTCTGCAAATTCTGAAGCATTACTAATTTCGGTAGTCGTATATAGTGTAAGAAACATTGCTGAAATAATCGTCAAAAAAAATAAAATGTTGTTAAAAACATACTCACTATGATATTTATCATGTAGATCCAAATATATTTTATTTGTCTCTCTTTGCTCTAGAGCTAATTGAAGTGATTCAAAGTCTTTAACTTTTTCTTTCACTTCTTCAATTCTTAATGTTAATTCATTTTCTATTATTGTATTGGCATTCTTTAACGCAATAATACCGATCTCAATACCCCTAAATGAATCCAGAAAACTTCTTATTTTTTCGTGTATTGTAGAAATTTCATACGGTGAGAAGGCACTTAATTGAAGAACAGAGCTATGTAAATTGCTTACGTCATTATTTAAAATATTAAGAAAATCTTTATTATTAAATAATTCATAATTATCAAGTAATAAATTAATACACTCATCTAATTTTTTATAAGCAAAACCTTTTACTTTATTTAAATTTTGATCATGCTTAAGGCTCTCATCTTCCCCATTGGTAATACCATCTACATATCTAGTTAAAAAATCCTTAGTCTCATTGAGTGCTTGATATATTTCCATAAATTTAGCTGAAACATTTTTCATTACCACTTTATTTGACCCCTCTGACTTTTTTTCTGCCTCCATGCATCGACTCAACATGACCGATCCATTAGCTCATAATGAGCCAAAGCATTGTACCAAAAGGGAAAAATTACTCCACGAAAACTCAATAAAAAAGCCCCTCATTCTTGAAGGGCTTTTGAATGGACCATATGTCTATCTCTTATTTTTTAAAAATGGCTTCTCAACATACTTATACGATAAGAATGACAATAAAACTGTCGTTAAAAAAACCAATGGGAAAAACATAAAATATCCCATCATCCCGTTTGTAAAGTCATAAAATTCAAATACTGTAAAGAATAAATATAGAACTAATCCATGTAAAAGATAGGTGCTATAACTAATGTCTCCCAACACTCTTAAGCCCTTATTGTTCAAAATTTCTCCAAAACTATAGCCATTACACACAAATGCGAAAATTAAAGCTGTGAGTATTTTTTGTGTGTTAGAAAAATGTGTAGTAAAGGCAAAGGCTATGACAATCGTCATAAGTAAGCTGATGTGAACTAACGTGCGTTTATTTTCAATGAGATATTTAATTTTTTCTTCAAATATAATTGGAAAAATTGCGAGTAAAAAGAGTAAATATAGACTTCTTTTTGTCTCTAAAAAAATTGCGACAAAAACTATAAAGGCAATGATGAAATAACGCTTATCAATGATTTTTTTGTGATAGATCGCGTGCAGAATTGGCAGTGAAAAGTAGAATCCCCACTCATATAGAAGCGTCCAATTTACACCTGCAATAATGATTGTAGATTGGAACTCACCCAATCCTTTCCCATCAAATAGCACCCAGCCTTTCAAAAACTTAAAAATTTTCTTCGCACTGTATTCATCTAAATTTACTGACAGCAAAGTGATAAGTACAACAACGCTTGCAACTAACGCATACAGTGGAACAATTCTTTTGATTCTAGATTTTAAAATTTTTAACCAGTTAACTTCGTTTGATTTAATCTTATTGATGAATAAATAACCTGTTATCAAGAAAAATAACGACACAGGTATTGCGCCAAAATTATCTAAAACATGATTTTCTGGATGATCCCAAACACCAGTAGTTTTCCACATATATGTGATAAAAAAATGATGTACAAGTACTGCTAATGCTAAAACTCCACGCAGACCATCTAAAGGAGAGTTCCTGTCCAAAGAATCAAATGTCGAATGATTCAAAGAAATTTTGCTAATGATATTTGAACTTAAAGCTAAACAAAGGATAAAAATTAAAACAATTAAGTTCGATATTTCAAAAAGTTCCATAAGACTATGAGTAAAGAATTTAAACGAATCATAGTAATTCTGCGTAAATATACAACTGATTAATTAGATATTTTTTCAAAGTCTATTTTTTGGCTGTATATTACGCGTCTTTTTTGACCCCATGCATCGTTCCAACATGACCCGATCCATTAGCTCACAATGAGCCAAAGCATTGTATCAAAAAGAACTTTTCTTCTATATATAAATAGAATAAAGATTAGAGTTATAAAAGAATGATCAAAGTTAAAAATAGTTGACTAAAAAAATATTTAAATTATATTGTCCATATCACAGCAAAATCTGTGAGCAGGCGTAGGAACCTGTTGTAATATCACTGAGCGCAAATCAAAGTCGCTTATGCGGCATTTTTTTTGCCCACTGTTTAGTCAGTCGTTTTGGTAGGCTAGGCAGGGCAGCTTCGTGCTGGCCGTACTCAGTGAACGGTATTCCTACACCCTGCTTAGTCTGCCACCATCCCGTAGGAAGGATGTTGTCAGGTTCTAAAACTTGTCACTGAGAAAACGACTATGAACACTTCTTCAAAAAGTGTGCATCCTGTTCGCACACGTCTACACCCTAAATTTATCGGTCCAGTTCATCCACGTGAAGTTCTTCAGCACGTTTTAACAAATCAAACTGTCCAACAAAAATATCCTGCTCCACACTCATTCAAATTATTTGTACACCCTGCCGTTGTCGCATTATTGCTGCTGATTATCCTTGGAGTTGCCTTCATTGCAGGAGGTAGCCACTAATGATCCATATCTACACAGAATTAGGCCATGAAAAGCTATGTCCCTTGTGTGGTGAGTACTACCCACTGGACGAAGATTTCTTTTATAAAAATGGCTTTAAACGTGGTGTTCAACAGTGGACTGGCCGTTGTAAGGCTTGCTACATCGAAACTTACCGAGGGGATAGATAATGAAAAATATCCTCCTGCAACACCAAGAATATCCACTCATCGCATCACCTCAGCTCGCTAAAGAGCTGGGGACTGCAGCAGCCACATTCTTGCAGAAATTGCATTTCCTCATCAGCGAAACACGCAAGTACAAGCAAAAGAAAAACCTCACTGTCCACCAAAACCGTAAGTGGTGGTTTCACACCTTTGAAGAATGGCAGTCGACACTAGGTTTATTCAGTGTTTCGACCATCAAAAGAGCTGTGGCCAAACTCAAGGAACTCGGCTTAATCGAAATCAATAAGCTCTCAAAAATTAAGTCTATGCGGGTGAATTACTACACCATCAACTATAAAAAATTAAAGCAACTCTTTGGCATTGGCATATCACAGCCAACTAAAAAAGATCCTGGTACTCCATCTCCTGTTGAGCCAATCAAAGGGACTGATGCTCCAATTAATCCAGTTGCAACAAAGGAGGATTTATCAGTCTTTCATAGCGACTATCGTTCACTGTATTTACAGCTTCGCCAGTACAAACTGGACATTGCCCATGACGATCCACGACTTCATCAGTGGCTAAACATTGCCCGAAAAATAATTACCTACACTGCTTCAGCACCAACACGGCTAAACATCAACAGGTGGCAATGGCATACGCCTGAACAAATACTACCAACCGAATTTTTACGAGGGGCTGATCATGGGTATTGAAAAGCACGTTATGCGCATACAAGAGCCAAGTACGAAGAAGCGTAAGTTTTTCATTAGTTCAAAGCATTTGTACCGCTTACTCGACACGGACGTGTCATATAAAACTTTTGTTGAAACCAACATTACCTGGTCTCGCCTGCGTGAAAATATCGACTACCATTTCAATGAGCAGCATGAGACCTACAACCTTTCTATCTGTGCTGTACAGGCAATTTTGATATTAGAAAATACAGAAAAAAGCTGGCGATTCTTCAATGAACTGTCCGACCTGATAAACAACGGTTTTAACCGTTAGAGGGGGAATATCATGGATATTCAAACAAGATTATCATTATTAGATCAGCACTTATCTTTACTCATAGAGTCGACGGAAAGCTGTGATTCTTTAACTGGAGAGTCGGTGGCTGCGACATTATTTATTATTCAGGAACAGGTACGACAGATTCAAAAAGCTGTAGATAAAGAGTAATAAAAAAGCCCTCTTAGGAGGGCTTTTTTATTACTCTACAACAATAGGTAATTCATAACACTTCAGACTTAAGTATTGAGAACATATGAGATTAACCTCTACTACTCCTTTTCCTTTACTATTAGGAAAGATGTCATAGTTATTAAAAATTTCACGTTTTGAATGCAGCAATGTATCAATAGATACGTGAATTACATTAGTATCTTTGTCAAAATGATCTCTTACAGTTTTATTTGCTAGCTTATTTAGGGCTAGATTATTCCCTTTAATAAATGATGAGGAATCATAGAAATCGGGTTGTAAATATTTCTTTGATCTTTGCTCAGGAGTAGGAAGATTAATTAATTTTTTTTCTAAATTATTTTTTATATACTCGAAATTAAATTTCGAATTGTTATCAATAACTGAAATAAATTCTGGGAACTTAATCTCAACACTAACTTTATCTGCTAAAGCAGTACCATTATTCTCAATTTGAATCTTTAACTGGAGTAGACCTTTTGTGAGTTGCTCCAGAAATTGTAAGGATTTGTTATGGCTCGAAATATCTGCATCTGTTAACGCGTCAATATCAGAATTATATTCATTGAAAAAATCTTCTGGCTTCTTCCCTCCTACAAACTGTAAAAGCGTCATATTTGACAACGGACTAATAGGAGCTTCACCTTTATACCTTTTAGAAGGTAAGGTAAATTTTTTAGTCTCTGATAATATGGGAAATTTTAGTAAAATAGCTTGGCTATGTATAATTTTATCAATTTCTATATCATTCAGTCTAATTTTTAAATTTGGTTCTCGAATAGTAGTAACTTTTTTTAATGATTCATTTTCCTCACGTAGCTTTCTATTTTCTTCACTAAGCTTAGCCATTTCTTCAGCAAGTTGACCTGAAATTTGGTTACCTCTCACCCATCCCGTACCACCGTGCTTTCTCATATTTTTATATAATGAGTTTGAAATTTTATGCTTTAAATCATCTACAGAATCCCAAAACTCACATGTACGATCAGTTGTGACTTTAGTACGAAATTGAGATATTTTTTCTTTTATTGCAGGATCTTCGTCTCTTTCATGCGGTAGCGTGGCTACGTTCTCCTTTCTCACAAAGCACATCAATTTGACGCCTTTTTCTAAGGCATAATCAAATTCTTTTTCGGTAAAACTAATACCATCCTTCTGAGAAATTGAGCCATAACGATGTCCCATAATTAAAATATAAAAATCACTTGAATCAATTAAATCTTTAATGATTGTCCATTGTTCATCATTGTCCGCACCAAACATTTCCATCCCAACAGGAAAATTATAGGATTCAAGAACGGTATTGATTGCAGCATTACGCGCATCGATTAAATCTGTATATGTTGAACTAATAAATACTTGGTATTTCTTTTCTTGACTCATTTTTTCTTTATAAAATAAATATTGAATTACTTAACATTTATAGCATCTCAACAAAGTTAGATAAATACATATTTATTAAATAATTTCATACTTTTAGGTAAAAACAGCACAGTATGGTTTTATGTTATAAATATAAATCCTAGCGATATGTAAAGTTGTCATATCATGCAAAATTTATCCCAAGAAAAAATCCGAGAACTTCTCGATAAGAAATTCTCGGATATTGAATTTGAACTCAAAGCCAATGAAAATCCCGACATAATTACTGGCGAAGTTATTGGTTATTTAGAAGCATTTCTCACGATGTCTTTGATTAATACCCATGAGTTCGGCAGGTATCATCGGCAATATTCAAAATTAAAAGAAAAAATCCTAAACAATTAATCTTTCTTGATCGAAAAACTTTCCGCAAAGTTTCGTACTAAAGTCATTAATGTTTGACGCTGCTCAGGATCAACCTGATCCCAATATTTCAACAACTCTTTGGCTTCATCAGAAAGCAAATCAAGCTGAGTCCGTTCACCAGTAATCAAATACCAAACGTCTACGCCAGCCTTATGCAGTGCTTCTAAGTCTTCCTGCCCCATAACGCGCTCACCTTTCTCGTAGCGCATTACAGCCATGTTTTTCTTACCAAATAACGCAGCAAAATCTTTTTGTGACAGATCTAAGCGTGATCGTTCCTGACGAAGGCGTTCGCCTCTTTGATCGTTATTCTCATTTACCATTTGGGATAAATCCATATATTAATTATCCCAATTGGGATAATATTGCTTTGCTTATTTACCATTTTAACAAAGTTCTCTATTCACCACAGTTTAATAACTGTGGACTCAAAAGGAAACAAACATGGCTACTCAAGAGTCTCAAAAAGAAGTACAGATCAGCTTTCGCACTACACCAGAAAATCGTCGTCTCGCTCGTATCGAAGCAGCAAAGCTCAACATGTCACTGAACGAATGGATTAAAAGCCTTGTAGAAGCTGAACTGGACACTTCATCTCAAGAAACAAAATCATCATAAGGCACAGCTTTAGAGCCACTCACAGAATTGCAGGACCTTGTTTACATTTCTTTGCAATTTCTTGTTTAACAAGAAAAGTTAGGTACTTGGTGTCGGGAGCAACAATTACTTAATTCAATTCAGAGGTAATGATGAGTAAATCAATTGGTTTCTACTGCCCGCACTGTGGAAGACGTATGTATGTATCTAGTCGCAAAAAGCCCTCTCCTCTTTTACACGAACTGATTGTGAGCTGCCAGAACGACCAGTGCCTTGCCAGCTTTGCAGCAAGTTTAGAAATGGTTCGTCCTATTCAAAACAGTATCAATCCAAACATCGAAGTTCAAACTGGGTTACCGCAACACAAACGTCAATGGGAAGTAGAACTAGAACATCACCTGTCCAGTTTAGAAACGATGACCGTGATCGACAAACAACAAGAAAACTATGTTGAAGGCTTTATCTCTGCCTTATTCCACTCATCCACGATTGATTTGACTAAAGCCAGTGTCTATCGCAATCGGCTTAAACAAATCAGACTTTTATAAGGCGTAGATATGTATCACCTGCAGCAACGGATAGATGACCGACTCAACCAGTTATTCCATTTCAAGAAAAAAGGTGAATGGTATCGAGAGGGAGTCTGTCCTAAATGTAAAGAAAAAGAACTCTACACACATGCCATCACTCCACGCATGGTGAAGTGTGGACGGATCAATAAATGTGGCTATGAAGAACATGTCAAAGAGATCTGTGAGGAGCTTTTCAAAGACTGGTCTGATTATCACCCACAAACCACCACAAACCCACATGCTGCAGCAGATGCTTACCTCAAAGAAGGCCGTGGCTTTGATATCTCAAAACTCAAGGGACTGTATACCCAAGAGCTTTATCGCTCACCTAGAAACCGTAGTCTCGTTACTGCGACCGTTCGCTTTAAATTGGCTGAAGGCATTTATTGGGAACGCCTGATCGACCGTCCTGAACGCTTCGATCGCATGAAGGCAAACTTCATAGGAAAGTGGTCTGGCCTTGCTTGGACGGTGCATGATTTAGATGTGCTGTGTAACGCAGGCAGTATTTGGATTACTGAAGGTATCTTTAATTCAATCGCGCTTAGTCAGTCCGAATTGGTCAGCATGAGTAATATGAACAGTGGGAATTATCCTGCTGTTCTTTTGGAGAAAATTAAGAACCGCTGCCATGAACTTAACAAAAGCAGACCGCGTTTAGTTTGGGCATTGGACAATGATCCTGCAGGAAAAAAGTATCTAGCGAAACACCATAAACGCGCAACGGATGAGGGTTGGATCTCGACTGCTGCCCTACCGCCTGCGCCAATGAATGGTAAATCGGTCGACTGGAATGATTTGTTCCAAAGAGGTCAGCTCACAGCAAAAGACCAGGATAAATATCTACACTTCGGAAAGTTACAGATTTCAGAAACGCCTGAAGAAACGGGCTTATTGATCTATAACTTTTACGGCAGCAGTCTAAGCCAATTCTTTTTTAATCACCGTTTCCGTACCTACTGGTGGGAGCTTGATTATGAAAAATATAACAAGGCTGTTCAGTATGTAGAAGAATCTCAAAGCACTGTACTGACTGAAGAAGAAATACGGATTCAAGCATTAAAGACCTGTTCTTCAGCAAAAGAGATTTGCAATGCTCAGCTTGAGCCACTTTATTTCCAACGAAATGAAATTACCGATGAGTCCTGGTACTACTTTCATATTCAGTCACCGTGGGGTGAAGTTAAAACAACATTTACCGCAGAGCAAATGTCCTCTCGTAGCAAGTTTAAACCACGTGTATTAGCCGTATTATCGGGAACCATTTGGTCAGGTAACGACCATCAACTGGAAACATTCATCAAGCGTAAAACAGAGCGTCTACGTGAAGTAAAAACTATCGACTTTATTGGCTACTCTAAAGAATATGAAGCCTATATTTTTGATAAGTTTGCTGTGCATAAAGGTCAAGTTATCCACAAAAATCAGCATGACTTTTTTAAAACTGGTAATAAGGAAATCAAAACTTTAGCTGCATCTCCTGTTATTCATTTAAATGCGAAACAAGAGTTCTCACCGACATGGTGGAAAGACTTTTATGCGCTTCAAGGTGAGAAAGGATTAATCCTTTTGGCTTGGTGGACAGGCACATATTTTGCCGAGCAGATCCGCGCTATAAATTCCTCTTATCCATTCTTTGAGTTCGTCGGACAAGCTGGCTCAGGTAAATCTACCATCATTGAGTTTTTATGGAAGTTGAGTGGCCGAGAAGCCTATGAAGGTTTCGATCCAAACAAATCCACCAACGTAGCGATTTACCGTAACTTTGCCCAAACTTCCAACATGCCTATCGTGCTGATTGAGGGTGACCGTAACGACCAGGCTGGATCTCAAAAAGCAAAGTTTAGTTGGGACGAATTAAAAGATGCATACAACGGTCGAGCGATTCGTTCTAAAGGCCTAAAAACCGCAGGCAACGAAACCTATGAGCCACCTTTCCGTGCTGCGGTGATGATTAGCCAAAACACCCCGATTCAAGCATCTGAAGCAGTGTTATCACGTACTTTGCATATTTCTGTAGACACTAAAAACCACAGCTTAGAGAAAAAGCACGTTGCTACTCGACTGACACAAATGAGTTTAGAGGATGCCTGTAAATACATGACCTTTTGCTTAAAGAATGAGGAAAGCATCCTCAAAACTTATACCGAAAAACATAAAGAAATTGAAATTGAGCTGCATCAAAAAGGTATTACCAATACTCGTATCGCCCTCTGTCATGCCCAAGTGTCGGCCATGA